ATTTCCCTAATATGGGGACATAGTAAGAAGCATAAGTACTAGATCCATGAAAAGCATCCTTAATTCAATAGGAAAGCTTTTTACATATCAAAGCCCTGAACCTTTAGACGGAATGAAAACTTTTTTACGTTATAAAACTAGCCGTGAATTAAGGAAACTTGCAGGGACAAAAAGCCACTACAGCAAAACAATAATGATCAATATGATTATTGACGAGATTAAAAGCTCTAATCGTTAGCAATACGCCAATAACGATTCTTCCACTTGTTATATATTTCTAATTCTTCTTTTAAACGCTCATAGGTCAGAACTTCTTGGTGCAGGCCAGTAAAAGTTCCTGCCTTTGGATGATGGTGATCCTCTCTATTATCAAGATTGTACAGAGTCCTTAAATACTCCGTTCTTTTTGCATTTTCCTCTACTGAAATTTGTTTAATCATTGTGGGTTGTGGTCATTTAATGTTTTTGGCTTCATTTTTTTCAGGGTGTCAAATACCAAAGCAAGCACTGAATTTTGTTTTAGTTTTGAAGTTCCGATAATTTCACTTAAGGCCGTAATAATAATCCAAGTGATCGGACTGCTTAAAACATTAGAAAAATTCATCTAGAAGGTTTCATAGGACAACGTTCCTCAAGCCGTGCGGTGGTCTGCTCTAATCTGTTCAATCTTGAGAAAATCTCTACTTTTAATTCCGAGTTCTTTTTAGCTTGCATTGCAAAGTACACAAAAGCACCTGAAACGATAGCTGCGCCGATCTCGGACACTTTACGAATAAAGGAACTAACCTAGACTAGACCATATTTGCTATGGCGACATATGACG